TTGTTTAGCTCGATAACGCCATCAGCAATCATCGCTTGGTCAAAAATGGAACGGTCTAAACTCTTAGATGTAATGTCGTTAAGGAATCTCGGCAGGTCGGCCATTTGGGTAATGGCCGCCATGCCTTTACCAAACAACTCTCTTGCCTTCGCCGCCTTGTCGTATTGATTGCCCATTTTGTTTATGGCACTGACAATTTCTTCGAGCGTTTGCTTCGGCGATTGCGATTTTAACTTGGCGAAATCTAAGCCCAATTCTTTTATGGTTTCTTTGGTAGAATCGCTACCACCGCCCAATGTTTTCTCCATAAAAGACATTCCTTTTGTCAATTCTTCTACGGGGACTCCTACTTGGTCGGCGGCGTAACCAAGCCGTCTCAATTCATTAGTCGTAACGCCTAACCGCTCGGCCATATGCTCTTGTGAGTGCATTGCCTCGATAGTTTTGCCGACAAAGCCAGTAATTGTTTTTGTGATATACGCACCCACTACCGCCTTGCCCATCATCGCCATAGACCGCTGAGATTCGGCCATAGACCTCGTCAGGCCATAGAAACTATTCTTTGCCCGCTTACATCCAGCGTCAAAGGTAGCGGTCTCCATCCCCAGCTTAACGAGTAGTGAACGTATCAAACCCATTACTTACCTCTTTTCGACATTGCAAAAGCTTTGAACATCGCGGACATTTCCTCGGCGGTCTGTTTCTTTGGCGGCTCGAAAGTAGGTATAAAGTCCTTAACCTTCGCCTTGCCGCCCTGTGAATTATTAACTACCGTTGCCACAATCGCACTCCGCAAATCAGCTCTGTATTCGCCAAACGGTTCAATTCTGTCATAAGCAATCCACTCGGCCAAATCATCGTTACTCAGCGACTCCAACAATTCCTTTTGCGTCTTGCCTAACGCAAGGCACAGCTTGAGGACTAAACGTCTTGTGGGTCGCTCTCGGAGTTTTTTTCGAGTTCCTGAATATCCTGTTCGGAGAACCAGTTAATCTTCCGAGCAATGGTAAACAGTTTCTCAATTAACGCCGGGGACGCGACATTGCCAAACGATTCTATTTCGGCAGGGTCATCACTAAACAACCTTTGGCCGTTGGCGTCGCATATCGTTCTTACGAGTATGCCCGCGCGTATGTTGCCAAACGACGATTTGCCTTTATCGTAAACCGATAACTCGTAGGCGTCCCGTTCGTTGACCGTCATTGTCCGAAGATAGAACGTGCCTATATCTTTAATGGCAACCTTCTTCGGCTTCGGCTTCATTAACTCGATAAAATCCGCCTTTGTAAATTCCTTTTCCATAAATCTCCTTATGACTTAGCTGTGTATGAAACTGCTCCCGATAACGTAATCGTGAGCGTTTGTGTAATTGGTGCGCCGTCCATCGGGCCGTCAAAGTTTAACGGCTCAAGATAACCAGTCGCCGAGAACCTCGATTTTGTCGTGGCCGTGGTGTCGTTGAATTTCATTAGCCACGTTCCAGACGTTCCGACAACGCCATTGATGTTGCCATAAACCGTGGCATCGAAATTGCAATCGACCGTAAACTGCCCCGGCTCAATCATCCCCGAAATATACTCTTTAACCTTAGTCGTTGGTCCGCTCATTGAAGATATATCAATTTTGCCAATACTGCCGCCGCTCAAACCCACCTTTGTTATTTGGTCGATACTAATCGTCGTGCTTGACGTGCCATAAGTAAATAACAAGGTTGACCCAAATGCGCTTTGTCCCGAATTTGCCATAATTTAACTCCTTACGTTTTGGCTGTATAGGTAACAGCACCCGACAATGTGATTGTTAGTGTTTGGGTTATCGGCGCGCCGTCCATAGGCCCGTCAAAATTAAGCGGCTCTAAGTAACCAGTCGCCGAGAATCTCGAATGATTTGAAACCGCAGTGCCGTCATTGAATCGCATAACGAAGGTCGAACTGGGGACGCCGACAACTGCCGCCAACGCTGTGTATTGTGCGGAATCAAAATTGCAATCGACCGTAAACTGTCCCGGCTCAATCATTCCCGAAATATACTCTTTTGTTTTAGTGCCCGACATTGATGAAATATCGATTTTGCCGATACTGCCGCCACTGAATCCCACTTTTGTAATCTGTGTAATGGCGGTCGTAGTCGCCGCTGTTCCATTAGTGAACGTTAGCGTCGCGCCAAAAGCGCTTTGCCCTGAATTTGCCATACTGATTCTCCTAACTAATTTTGTTTGTAAATTATTTCGTAGTCCACGCGACGGCCTTTACGTTTTAGCTCGTCATTTATTGTGTCCGATGTCATATCCCCTTCGTCTATGGGATTGCAAAAATCAACTTTAAGCGTCCCAGAAATTCCCTTCAGTAGCCCCAACGTCGTTTCTAACGCTTCGGCCAATAGAATCGCGCCAGCCATTGTGTGATTCCAGCAGGTAAACTGATATGTTGACCGCCGTAGATTTATTATTTCTATCGCTGTATGATGAAACTCCGTTGCGATTCTCTGATACGTTATCGCCGGCAGGTCTATACTCTGAGGGACGTTATGCAGATATACCTTCCCGCTGCCTAATGCCGCCATAACAGCGGATGCCGGAGCAGTCAAGGCCGCATAAATAGCTTGGTCGATATTTGTAGAGGTGGTATCAATGTCTGTAAAAGTTACCGATATTGTGTGGTCTGCCGCTACGTTGTTTATCGTAAAGCTCGTTGCGCCAACAGCTACAACGTCCCCGTCTAAAGTCCATTCATTTATTGAATAGCCAGCCAAAGGCGTGGCGGTGAAGGTATGGTCATCGCCAGCGGGCATAGTGTGCGCCCCGTCCGGCGAGATTGAACCACCAGCACCGGCAGAGGAGGTGACTGTATATTCCAATAATGCTTCCGTCCCGCTTCCGCCATTATAAAGAAAAGCAATCTCGTCAGTTGATAATACCTTATTGAAAATCATAAAATTATCAACAGTTGAAGAAGTGCCAAAGGCGCATATCGTTGCAGTCACAGCACCGGCGGTATAATCGGCTAAAATAGCGCGAAAGCCTACACTTTGCACGGCCACGCCGTTGACGTAAAACCATACAACGATATTATTTGGGTCAAATTGTTCTACTGTTACCGTAATCATCTTAAAATTCGATGATGCGGGAATTGCACCGACGGCGGTTACTGTGCCGCCGACTCCAGCCACGTACTTAAACTCTAAGTCACCATTGGACAGATGCCAAAGATGACACTTATTTATCCCCGCGCCCATCTGGTCAAATATAAACGAAGGCCCAGCCCCTAAAGCAGGAACTTTCAACCACAGATTAAACGAAAACTCGCCGTTAAGCATTGCTTGGAATGTCCTGCCGGTATCAATGAAGTCATATTCGCCGTCAAAAACAAAAGCCCTGCCTATCTTGCCCGATGCCGTAGTCAGTAAGGACGTGTTGCGTGATGCCGTTCCATCACCGCCGCCTACGGAATCAATGACGTTAGTCGTCGCGGCGTTATCGTTACACTTATAATGGGCAATGGTATTAGCTGTTAGGTCAATAGGCATTATGCCGCCGCCTTCCCAGATTTGCTCATCCAGCACTTAACCAGTGCGCTGTTTATGCTTGAGATTATCCTGTTCAAAATCCACTCCCTTTGCGAATCAAAGGCAGGACGGATAAAAGGTTTGGCAGGATAGTTTCTGCGAGTGCCGCCAAATTCAACTATGCCGCCGTAAAATGTTTTGCCCCTAAACCAGCCCTCCGCAGTACCAACAACGATACTGATAAATCCTTTTTTGCGGATGCCGGGCATTGCTTTTATGCTTGCCCGCAAAAGGCCGGGGACAGCTTTGGTATTGCCTAATCTGGATTCGCCTATGCTCTTAAGAAATACTCCAGCCCAAACAGGACAAAGCATCTTCGCCCTATCAACTACGAGCTTGGCCGCTTCTTTTAATCCCTGTCTTTCAACTCTATTCGCAACGGCTATGGGTAGCGTGTCAAGAGCAGCAAATAATTCCTTGCCGCCAATAATCTCCATTGTGATATTAAGCCCTGAGCCAGCAATAACCGTCGGCCTACCACTAAAAATCATACGGCCTCCACACAAAGCAAAATATCATAATCACCTTTTTCGTCGATGTTCTGGGGAGGCGATACAATCGAAAATATCCT